GTGTAGAATGAACGAACAAGTTCTCTTGTCTTATCTGGGCCTTCTCCAAGCACGTTAACAATCTCGCTAACAGCTCCACCAATACCAGGAAGCAATGTATCAGCTATTGCACCAAAGGCAGCGGCTACCTGCTTCTTGGCACCTTCTGTTCCTTTTACAATGTTTGAAACAAGTCCTGTTCCAATTGCAATAGCAGCGTCTTTATCTATAGCGCCTTTTGCACTCAATTCTAAGTAAACTTTAATAGGATCTTTCGTTGCATCTTCTATTAATTTGCGTTGTTCTTCTATCGTCTTTTTAATCTGTCTGTTTGCAGCTCCAGATAAGCTAGGGCCAGTTGATATACCTTTATTAATAGACTTAGTTTCTTTACTTATACTTTCTATTTCTTTTGCAAGCTTTTCTGCAGATATTAGGACAGGATCATAGAAATTCTTCAGCTTTTCTCTATTATCCTTAAACGCATCTGCATTTTCTTTTGTAACTGCATCATTTATTTCTTTTATTCCAGAGAAATTACCATGTGCTAGCTCTACAAGAGCAGCTGCTACTGCACCTATGCTTCTTCCAAGCGTATAAAATGTTACTGCTGTTGTTGATATTACGTTATCTATAAATCTAACTGCATTTACAACTGCAGGAGCAGATGTAACAAAAAATAAGAATCCATCTGTTATGGCTTTCTTTATTCCAACTCCATTAGCTTTTAAATTGTCATTTAATTCATTAAACGTTTTAGATATTAATCTTAGACTTTCTAAAATAACAGGATTCTCTGTTACAAACCCACCGATTGTCTCAAGTAGATCACTGAATGAATTCTTTGTTTTTGTAACAGCTCCATTGAATGTATTAGATAAAGCTTCAGCAGATCCTGATACTCTTTGCCCAATAACATCTATCGCTGCTCCAGATATTAATGCCTCTTTAGATAATGCTTTTAATCCTGGGATTGCCTTAGCAAGAGACTTATCTACAAATCCATTCAATGTCTGTGCAACTTGATATGTGGCAGACTGCAAGTCTGTTCCAGTTATAGCAGCTAGGTCTGCCGCGACAGTAACAACTCTTTTAGCCTCTGAGTTAGTTGCTCTAAACTGCTTTGCTAATGCAAGAGAATTAATTGCTGCATCGTCTGTAAATACTGTAACTTTCTGTAGAGAATCAGCAAACTCCCTAAAATCTGTTACCGCTTGCTGTGAATAATCATTCTGTAATCTAAGAGCATTAGATAAGTTAGTTATAGCCTGTTCTGCATCTGCAGCTTCTTTTACAGAATCAGAAATAACTCCGGAAATAAATCCAAAAGCCTTACCGGCAGTCTTTCCAATTAATTCAAACCCCGCATTAATAGCTAATATATTTGTCTTAAAATCAATTGAATCAAGCTGTTTTTGCGTCTCTTGACTAAACTTCTTAATGGATTTTGCTGCGTCTTCGACTATCGCAATGAGTTTTATCTCAGCGGTTGAGCTTGCCACGTTTGCTTGCCTCCATGTCTAGCCTGTCTATTTCACTATCAATTATAGCGAAACACTCGGCCTTGTACACGTTTAATCTTTCTATCGGCTGCGTGTATCCAAGGCGCCTTAACCGCTTTGCCATTATGTACTCATAAACAATTGAATAAGCCTCATTCGTCATGCTCAAGCCATTATAAAACCAAATCGTTTGGTTCTTAATGGCTCCTACTACTTTGGGTCTGGTCGAAATCCAGTTCTAATTTTCGTAGCAACTTCTATAAGAATCGGATCACAATCAACATCACAAGCCATATCTTCAAAGCTCTTGTACTCTACGCCGCTTTGTTTGTTCTTAACTTCAACGCTTTTGTAGAATTTCTTTGAGAAGCTAACCAACTTACGAATCATTTGAGAATAGTCACTTGTATACTCTATGTTGCCATCTTGGTTTATTTTCAATCCAGCAACTTCCATATATTCAAATCTATCGTCAAAGCTAGGAACGGTTAGCTTAATAGTGCCTTCGAATTTATCTCCAAAGGCACTTGGCTTAAAATCAACTTCCATAAAATCCTCCTACAGTTTAGAGGAAGTTTATGAAAAACTCACCACTCCCGTCAACAGCAACATAAGGCTTTATAGTAATATTCATTGTTACTAGACCATTGTTGTCTCCTGCTTCATGAGCAGAAATTGTTGCTTGTGGAACGTATATGCTGGCAACAGTTCCAGGAACCCAGTTACCACCTGTTTTGTTACCTAAGTTAAGCATAAACTTAACATCCGAGTTATTGATAAACTTGTTAAATTTATCTGCATCGTGACGCTCTAAAATACCAACAACGCTTATTTCTACACTTCTTTGAGAAACAATCTTATCTTGAATCCCAGATGTAGCGCATATGCACTCAACGTCTTGAACATCGTTTGTAACAGTAATATCAATACTTGATGCGCAGAAGCAACTCGTGTCGTTGCTATCTCCGATTAGCACTTCATTGTTTTTTGCAACAAGAGGATCTGCAGAATCATAGCTTGGTGTTAAACTTGGTGCCCAACTCTGAGCATTGTCAGAAGTATAACCAACAGTTCCACCAGCTCCTGTGTCGTCGGCAGCGGTGCTAAATCCAATCTTATCACCAATTGTATTAGCTGTGTTTGCTCCAGTATTCCAGAGCAAACTTAATACAGTTGAACTAGATGTGATTTTGAATTTACCGTCTGCATCTCGATATACAACTGTGTATGTCTCAAGCGGATCTGCAGACTCCATTGCACTAGACAATGCACTTGCTAGCTCATGTGGTGAGTTATATAGCTGAGCAGTTACTACTGCAGCAAAAGTTCCGTTATCAGATGTAAAATCTAAGTAAATATCAGTTGCACTAATTCTGATTGGATCAAAGTAATACTTTGTTCCAGCAAAGCTGTAAGACGAATTAATAAGGTTTCCAGCTGCAACAGATATACTCATTTGAGTAACACGAGCACCTGCGATTACTTCAAGCGCACCACCACCACCACGGTATAACCAACCAGTGAATGTTTTTAAATCAGTTCCATCTGAAGAAGGACTATAGTTAACGCATTTTCCTGTGCTAATTCCAGCAGCAGGCGCCGTTGGTAATTCAAATCCTAGAGTTAAATCGTTTGTAGCAACTGAATCAACAGGGCGAACGCTGTATGTAGAATCCTTTACAAGAACAGCTTTCCCTTTAGCAAAGTCAGTTCCTCCTGCAGCTAATTTCAATAAGCTAACAGTAGATGCAGCAGCGGTTGTTCTCTCTGTTGCGTTTGCATCAACGGGCCCAATACAAGATTCAAGAAGAAGATCATATCCTGGAGTTTGCCCCTCAACGCCACAGTGCCTAAAATAGTGGGAAAAAGCGCCGTCCGGCCTTTCGACTCCTAATATGTTTTTAGACAAACCGATGTTATTTCTTAACTCATTGTTTGATTGAACATCTACTTTCGGAGAAATAGAAAATCCCTCTTGCAAAGCGATGAACTCTGTTCCAGAGCTTGGATCAACAGGCGTACCTGCTGTTACTTCTTCCACGATTGCCATTGATGAGGCGCGGTTTTTTTCAGCCATTTTACTTCTCCTTAAGTATATAGTTCCATGTAGTCTAAACTAAACTGTGTTCTAAGCATGAAGAATCTACTAGACTCACCGCTTACGTATTCAATCCCCGAATCACCTGTAAACTTCATTATTAAACCACTTGTGCTCACAGATGCGTCCTGTTCAATATTATTTATTAATTTGTATTGATCCTCAAGCAAAAGAAGCTCTAATGCAGCTCTTGTCTGTGCGTTTTCGTCATCTCCTGTGTACAATCTTGTTAAAATAATCTCAGATTGCCTAGAGATTGATATCTTACAGTTAAGTTGCACTTCCTGATTTGTAGCTGGAAGGATTGCAAGACCGTATCCCTTCCTTAAATTAAGCTCTGCATTATCTACTACACTATATGGATTTGGAATTCTTCTATAACCGTTTGTGCTAACGTCAAGAACTGTCTCTATTCTAGAAACAACTGAGCTATATATTGTAGAGATAGCACTCATCCTCTAATCAATCTCCTAGAGCTAATGTCTCCTGACACCTCTGAAACGTCACTAACGCCATCGTCATCAAAATCAATGCTTAGAAAAGAAGCATTCTTATAGAACTCTGCTTTTTCTCTATATTCTTGTGTCTTCTCTTTATAGAAGTCACCGTTGTTTGATTGAAGCGAACTAAATATATTAGCTAGAGTAAGATATGTAGACCACATTCTTACTTCCTCGATGTCTAAAAAATCCCAAGCGGTTAGTATTTTACGAGCAAGAGATGAGTTGTTTCTTTTTGTAAGCCCCCTATTTCTTAACTCTTGAACGATTAAGTCTCTTGAGTTTTCATGTCGCAAAATAAATGATGTTTCACTTGTATCAAGATAGTTTTCTATAGATGGATACACGCCTTTTAAATCTTGATCATCGCTAAATACAATATCCATTCCTTGCAATATTGTTCCCGCTGTTATGTTAGATCCAACAGATATTCTTATGTAGTAATCTGCAACGCTGTTTATTGTTGTTTCAACCATGTCCGTTGGTTTATCAAACTTAATAAACCCGTTTCTTGAGAATGCTTTCGTATTGTCTTTAAGTTCTGATACATCAACCCAAGAAGATCCGTTGTAGTATTCTATTGTAAGAGATGTACTAACAGCATTCACTGTAGATCCCATTTCAACATATAAAGATGAAAACGGTTTCTCTCTTCCGAAATATAAGTAGTGAGTTGTTTCAAGTGGAAGTGTGTAAGTGTCCCTTCCATAGCTAGACATCTCAAAACTAATATCCGTGTAGGTAACTCCGTTATACCAAAACACTTTACTCATCATTTAATCCTATTCTCTTTCGCAAATAAACTCAAACAAGTCCGGCCTCTGTATCACTATTTCAAATATATCTTGTGGAGATGTTTCGTTAACCTTTAAATGCTTAAACGCATCTAGGTATTCTCCTCCTAGTGCCTGGATGTATATAAGAAGAAGCTCAGAACAGATTACACCGTCTGGTTTCCAGTTCTTTGTTAGTATCCGCCCGAATAGATTTTTTAAAATAGACCTAATAGCAAACCACGGTATCTGTAAAAACCCGTACGTTTCTCCAGCTGTAATATGAAATACCGTCTTCGTGGCTCTTAGAACGTCTTTATCTCTAGTCTTTATAGGTCGGTATACTTGATATGCATCTACTTTCTTCTCAATATATTCTTTGTAGAAAGGAACAACCTGGACTTTTAAATCAGCCTCAATAGCCACAAGCTCACCACAGTAATCTGGGCCAACAAAGAAACAATGTGACCACTTTGATTTAGTGAAGAATCTAACTGCCTTAGAGTAAAATCCAAGCTTTACAGGATGAGAAAATGCAATATCTCCAGCTTGTACTTGTTTAATAAATTCAGTATTCAATTGCTTCACTCCAAATTGTATCAAGTTGTTCTGCTGTTAGGTTAAGCATTGCTCCAATGATGGCGACCTTGTCAGAGTATCTATCGAACTCGATGGAGTATTCCCACTCGATCTTTGCAATGGATTTCACTGGCTCTTCTAAAGAATTAATAGCATTTTGAACGTCTTGATCTGTTATTCCAATTTCAAGAAGCTTAAGTCTAAGCTGTCTTGGAGTTAATGGAAGCAATCCAGACATTCCATTTCCTCCGTTCCATGCATCAAATGCTTCCTGATGGATAGACTTATAGAAAGCATAGTCTGCTTCCGATACTACCGTGAATCCATGCCCTTCCCAGTGCTCTTTCATTTCAGAATCGACACTCATTTCCTGCCATGGCCATTCAGTAGGAATACCGCTTGGTACTTCATTTTGTGGCGCTTGTGCAAATGTTTTAAAAGCTATCATACGAATTCCCTTATTAAGCCCACGCTACCCGCGTAAACCGTTACGTTAGAAAAAAATACTTCACTGCGAAATGTGGGCTGAAAAGTTCCAGACACATCACAATGAAAAGAACCCTTAATATTTGCAATGAATGTCGCGTTAGCAGTACGAACTCCGGTTGAGGTCACATAACTTCCTAGTGTATTAACGTGCCCGGTATATCCAGCCGCCGTTCCATCTGCCGCCACCTGTGCATCAATTTTTACAGCTCCAGTAGCGCTGGCACCGTCTGGTGAAGTAATCGTCAAAGCTATACCTGTCGTCGTAGCTGCGGTGGAGTACACTATAGTGTATTCAACATAATAATTTCTTCCTGCCACCACAGGGAAGTTTAATTCCGTGATATTTGTGCCAGTGATTGCGGAGTTATTTGTCAAGTTTCCTGTAGTAACTACTTCGGTCCATTGGTTATCTGTCAGAATCAAATCATTGATTTGTCCTTGTAATTTTCCGATGGCTACAAGAATAGAATCGGCAGATGTTACCGCACTATTTACAATAGAAAGCCCAGTCAATACGGTATTTCTAACGTCATTCGCAAAGCCAGCAATCCCTGCTGTAATAGTACCCTGCAATTTTTGGAACGCCTGTAGAACAGTATCCGTTGCTGCCACCGTTCCTGCGGCCGCTACAAATCCGCTTAAAACAGTTGAAAGCACTGTTGAGGCAAAGTTTGAAATGGTCGATGCTAACTGAGTTCCGGTATGGTTTCCGCGCTGTATTGCAAAAGATTGTGCTGCACTTGCAGCTCCAATCGCATCGTAAGCCGCAGTTCCTTCGGCGGCTGTTAGGTACTGAGTGTGCGGATCTGCTGCTGCAACGTGTGATGCAAGCAATCCAGATGCAGTTCCTGTTGGGTCAGCACCAACTTGAGCCGCTGTTGTATTGTGCGGGTTAGAAGTATTAGCGATATGGGAAGCGCTATTCGATATAGCCGTATCAATCTGTGCATGCGTATTAGTTCCAATGTTCTGAAACTGAGTATGATCTAGCGCGGACTGAATTACAGTTAATGAAAGTACGTTTCCGGCGTCATTATATGTTACATCGATTGTGGATGAATCTACTAACAACGCTCCAATTACATCTTGAATCTGCTCTGTGGTTATTGGAGCAACTTGAGTTTCTGCACCAGTGTCATCTTTATAATAAAGAATCTTGTCTGCTTTTGGATAAAATCTCACATACCCAGCCGGTGGAGTGTCAATTACCCCGCTTTCCAATTTCATGTCTAGCTTAGCCAAAGATAACCCCCATGCCGTCTATTATTAAATTGTGATCGATTATAGCGCAATCATATACCTTATATTGATACCCGTCTGGAATAAAATAGTCTCTATCTCTTACTGGCAAATAATTCCTATGAAACCACAAAGAATCATCAATTGCATCTTGAGTGTTTGAAACATTAAATGATGAAGAAATAAATGGAGTTCCAAGAGCGTGCTGAGTAAAGTGCGGTTTGCTCATGCGCCCTCCGCTATTGCAACAGACTTAGATCCACCAGATGTTTTTACATATACGTTAACCTCTGGCCCAGCAGGAATCCAAATTGCAGAATTTTTAAAAGCATTAAATAGACAAGATGTAGAAAAACCCCAAAGAACACCGTTATCATGTGCCTCTATAAAAACATATTTTCTATCAGATAGATTTGATACACCAACTTTTGCGACTTGAGCTGTTGTCGTCGCAGTTATTGTGGCTTCCAAGGCAGAAGAATTCATCGCATCGCTAACTAGCGGCCTATCTAATCCATCTGTTTTATCTGAGTGACTAAACGCCATTCATGTCCTTTCGCTTTGGTTTTGATTGCTCTAATATGGCAGATTCTATCTTCTTATCAAGAGTAGAGAACCACAAAAACAACCCACCACACTGGGTAACTGCATCTCCCTTAATCTCAAACTTACCTTGCTTAATAATTAATTGAAAAGCCTTGCATAGCTCAACGTCTTTTTTGTCTAACTTAGCAAGGCCTTCCATCGTCTACCTCTTATGCTGCGTATTCTGCGATTCTAACATCGCTAGAGCCGCTTGCTGTGATTGCGTATATGGTAGCGTTATTATCAAGTGCCTGCTCATAACTTGAGCCTTTTGGGATCTTCACTCCATCAAGAACGCTTGTATTATTTTCTTTAATGTAAATATCCGCTGAACCTAGATTCTGAATCTCAATTCTAACTCTTCCACTTAAGGCAGAAGCAACTAGCTGAGAAGAAGAGTTTGAAACAGTGGCTTTTGTGGTCTTCCAAGAAGCATATCCACCCTCTACAAACTGAGCATTGATTGATCCGTCAGCGTTGATTGCTAAGAAATCAGTTCCGTCACCGATCTTTACAGAATCTTGAGAGTGAGATAAGTCGCGAATATCTAAATCTGTCGCAACTACAGTAATGCTTTCAAGAGCAGCAAGAGTTGTCGCTCCTAACTCAACTGTTCCACTAACAACCCATGGAGATGTTCCTTGTAGAACTGTAATATTCTCAAGAGCCGCTAATGTTGTAGCTCCTAACTCGACGGTTCCATCAACTGTCCATGGCGATGTACCTTGTTTAACTGTAATGTATCCGCTTGCATCAATGTTTAATGCATTTCCTGCAGCGCTTTTAACTTCGATGCTATGCAAAGCAGAGTCTATTGTGTCTAATGTAATCATATTCCTCCCTGATTTACGTCCACTCCATTATCTCGCATATTTGCGAGGATTTATTTGACCGTAGAAAAATTGTAGCACCCGTAAGATCTAAATTCTCTTCAAAAAATACACTTCCAGGCTCTATTGTTACATACAACAAAGCGGTATCTCCAGACACAAAAGCGATTCTAAGCTGTGCCGATCTATCTCTTGATTTAATTAAGATTTTTTTTGTAGAGCTTGTCAATGCCTGAGAATATTCAGTGTTCGCAGTTGGCATCGATAAATTATATATCGTAGGCTGCGTGGCCTGTACTAATCGTGCTCTGACTGTACTGGTAACTGTGCTCATTTAATTCCTAATACCAATAAAATGCACTAACCGTTTCACTAGCAGTAAGAGAAACTGTTGTTGTTATTGTAAATCCACTTACACTGTAGTCTATTCCCTGAATTTGCATTTGACCATTAACAAAAAACAATACTGATTCGTTGCTTGTTGGAACTTGCGTCAAAGTAAATGTATTTCCAGGAATCGCCCCTGCGGGGACTTCTTGTTTTAGTGTCAAGCTAGAACCTCCTCCGCCTCCGCCTCCCGCAGAATTAGACGCTATCTCCATTATTTTTAAAGTAGCGGTTTCTGTAGCAGGAGTAATCATGTAAAAACCATTACTCTCATCTAAGTCTATATGGAAATCTTCCCCTGGACCAATATCCCATCCTGCCGTCCCAGGAGTATTATCTGCTGTAACCGCTCCTGTTGGTCCCATGTACACCGTCGTAGTAACGCTTAAATTCCTTATAGAGAGAGAAACTCTGTTTGTTAATGCAGTAACTATTGGATTGGCAGATGTATCTGTTATTGTAGCTACAGTTACTCTAAAAGGGCCAGTAGGAGATGCAACTCCAGCCGTAAATGTTCCTGTTACTGGTACAGCCGTTCCTGTCTCATTGCTAACATAAACACGTACTGAAGTTTCCCCAGCGGGACTTTCTATAAACTTATCCCGTTCTCTGTCTGTTACAGCCGTGCTAAATGGCATCTGCTATGCCTCTTTCTGACCTAGTACCTGTTCTAACTCTTGACCTGTTGGCTCACTTAAATCAGCGTGGTACCAGGCGAACCAATTTTTGCCATCGAATACAATTTGATAATTGTGCCAGGATTTTCTTTTTATATTGTTGTTAAGCATAGCACGCTCTAGACCTCTTGGAGTTGAGGCCCTAAGAAACCTAGGCGTGCTAAGACTTGTCTTCATTCAACTATTAGTCGTTAAGACCAAGGATCAAAGGAGACTTGCCAGCGGCAGCGCCTTTTAATCCAGTTTGCATAGCTTTTACGCCGAACAATTGATCCATAGCTACGCGCACAGCTCCTACGCCGTATTCGTTTGCTGGTTGTTCGTCCATTGCAAGACCGGATTGAAATCCTACTGCAATAGATTCTTTTGCAGCCAAAAACAATTGCTTAGCAGCAAGACCGTTGTGAACAACTACTGGCATACCAAGAATTTGTTTTACATAACCGTCTCTGATAACCATTTCTCCAAATGCAGAAACGTCTTTGAACTCGGTTAATTGAACAATTGCTTTGTTTTGGCTTACAGACATAAACCATGCTCCTTGCTCTACAAGACCGTCGTTTCCTAAGTACTTGTATTGCATGTCAACAAGGTTAGCGTATGTCACATCTGCGTCTGCGCCTACGTTTTGGAAGTTATAAGCACCAGATCCAAGAACGGAAATGATTTGGCTATCTACATAGCGGCCTTGAGCGGCAGCAGCAGCTTTAGCATATTCCATTTCAGCTTTGATGTTAGATTGTTTCTTTGTCATTGCGTCTACAATGTATGCAATGTAAGCGTTGATGTCTAAGCTCAATTGGTCAACAGTTGCAGTAAGCGCTGTAGCATCTCCTGCAGCGGCTTCAGCTCTATCAACAACAGTGAAAGATGTAAGCTTTGGGAAGCTAATTGTTTTAGATCCAGGAATGCAGTAAGCACTTACATCCATGAAGTAAGGCAAAAGCTTTGCAGAGAAAGCAAGTTCTCTTTGTACAAGCGCCGCGATAAGATCTTGTTTAGTTGCACCTAGTTCGGTGTTTCCTGCTACGGTATCAGCCATGATAATTCTCCTTAATTATTTTTTACCAAATTTGGTTAAAAGAACATTTTCAATTTCTTTGTTGTTCATCTCATCAATACTCTTAAATTTAGGAGCCTCGGGTTTTGCAGGAACAACATCGGGAACTTTTGGAGTAGCAACTTTGAAGAAGTAAGGCTTTTGTTTCTTAATATCTTCAATAAGAGTTCTAACGTGATTCTTATCCACATTAAAATTCTCATCTATTGGCAACTCTTGCAAATTAACCAAGCTGCTTAGAGTTTCAGGATCTACACAGCCAAGCTTTTGCGCTTCCGATGCTACAGAATCATTTATGATTTTCATTACAAATGCATCTTTTAGTTTACCAGCGTATGACTTGGATTCCTCCGCGTCTCGCTTATAAACCTCAACTAGCTCTTTGTACTGACCTTGCTCAGCCAATGCTTTCCTTTGAGATTCTTCGTTAATCCGCTTCTGTTCTTGAAGCTTTTTACGATAATCTTTAGCCTCTGCATTCGCTTTGCTAAGACGCTGAGTTAATTGCTCCGCGCTCCACTCTTGATTCGGTTCTTGTTCTACCTGTTCGCTCGACTGAGCAGCTTGCTCTTTATCCGACTGGACTTGAGTATTATCTGACATTATGCCTCCATGTTTTGTTCTTGGTCAATCTCTGAAGATACTTTTTTTGCATCTTCAATAGAAATTCCTCTTAATTCTGCTATTGCTTCCTCTTTTGAAATTAAACCAGCTTCCATTAGTTTAATTATTGAATCTTGCTTATCCGATTCCGTTTGTACTACCTCTGGGCCGCAGAATTTCACTTGTAAATCAGATTGCTCTGGCCATTGACCGAAGTTGTATTTTTGATCTAGGCCGTCTGTGTTGTACATTACACCGTACCACTTCTTGAATAGCTCAAAGAGCTTGTTCTCAACATCAATGAACAAATCTATATCTGATTGAGATGCTTCAAATCTCTCTATCATTGCAAGAAGTCTCTCAACTCCAGATGAGAAGCTTTGCACTTCTCCTGTACCGGAAATTGTTTTAGGAGAAATTCCCTGTGAGCTTAAGAAATAACTAATCAATTTATCCTGTAATTCAAGAGATGCTTTAAGATCTGGATTAGGATTAGCAAACTCGAATTGAGGCCGAATCTCTGGCCTTGTTGGATCAAGAGGAAGAAATAGAATATTCTGTGGCCCAACGGTTACAGATTGAGGAAGCTTCTCAGCAACAATTACAGGTTGAGCATAAGATTGCAGTCTTGATGTATTGCACACGTCAGAAAGTGTAAGTGAAAAGTCCAAAGCAAATTGCGTGATATCAGATCCGCGTCTTACCCAAAATTCAAACTCTTTCTCTGTTGCAACATCTATGAACGGAAGAACACCAATTGGGTTTGGCAATCTTTCCATAATTGCTCCGTGTTTATCTGTTTTGATTATCTCAGTAGATGTCCAGAACATATAAACTTTTTCTGTCTTCCAATCGTCTTGATCTGCAATAGTTTGATTTACTTTATCTGATTGGCTTTCATTCTTTGAACCGTATCCTGTTCCTTGTATATCTGTGTTTCCTTCTATAGCTGAGTCAGCAAACATTTTGTCATAAGAGCTTATTACATAAGCAAGGGGCTCATCTTCTGGATTAAAAGGATTTGGAATAACATCATACTGGAATGGAGACAGAACGCGCATTTGAATCTTTCCATTCTTAGGAAGAACTTGTATTGCGCATTGTTGATGTAGCTTAAACTTTTGGTTTGCTCTCTTAAGATTCGTGTCGGCTCTTGCGTCCTGATAAATAACATCTATTGCTTCGTGCTGTACTTCTGTAACGTTTGTTATATCTCTTTCAGGTTTACGCTTATAGATGCTTGCACATTCATCAATAATTCTTCTGCAAAGATTAATGCTAGTAACCGTTCTCATCTCTCTAACTGTTTGCGCAGAGAATTCGTTCTTAAGCATCTCGAGAACATACTCACGCTGATAGTCGTTGTAGACTCTATTGCGCTTTAGATGTTCTGCTTTTCTGCGCTTATTTTCGTCTGATTCGATTTCATCAATTATATGCTTCAAGTCCATTTGTTACCTCTTAATCATTTTAACTGAGCCATCGTAAGATTTTGATGTGTTATAGAAATGAACAGCGTATCCGAGCGCTGTGGTGATGTGCTGATAGTACTTTGAATCGTCTTCAATATATTGGCTACCTTGCCTTAGTTTGACTAGACGCATTCCCTCATCTAGTGTTTTGCATTTCTTGTACACGTAAAGTCTAACCTGTTTGTTTAAATTGTAGCAATAGGCATTTACTATATTGTGCCTATCTCTTATTGGAGGATTTGCTGTTGGAACTTTTCTTTCGTATCTTATCGTCGTTCCATCTTTCCTTTTATACCTTAGCATGAATGAATCTATGATGTCGTAATCTGATTGATTGGATCGAGTGTCTCTGTGTTTGCCTGCAGCGTCACCATTACAGAAATAGTAATCTGACAGCTCAAACAGACCTCTATTGGCAGCTTCCTCTAGCGTGTTCTCTGTCCTTGCTCCTTCTATTACTATTTCATCAAAGAAGTGAAATGTGTCTTTAACTATTTGAAAGAAGCACATGCTCATTGGCTTTCCAACACCGATGTTAAAGTCATAGCTAAAATATATTGGTAGAGATTTGTTAACTATATAATCTTCGTCTTTATAGTTTCTTTCCCTTGAGTATGAGTAATATACAACCTCGTCCTCTATCTCGATCCATTTACCAAAAAGCATTCTATCTGCCATCTTTGGATCTAAGTCTTGCTTTAGTTGATTTATGTATGTATCTGGCAGGAATGGATTGTCTGTTGTCACTGAATAGTATACGTGCCTATTTTTTTCTTCAGATGCTATCCAATGTTTATATGCCCAATGCGATGGTGCCGCTGGGTTTGTTGCTGCAATAATTATTTGTTCTGGAATATTAGGCAAGCGGTTAACACGCATGCGTAATTCGTCATAAGCTATTTTATCTTTGTCATCGTTTTCTGTTACTTCCTCGAATGCTACGCCGCTAAGTTTAAGAGAGCGCGCTTTCTTTGATTTCCTATCAGCCCAGGATGTTGATATTATCTCGCTACCGTTTGAGAATGTTATACTAGCTTTTGTTTCATTTACTTCATAATCGTCATCTGGCAAATCAGCGATGTGATCCAATACTTCTCTAAAGATTGTTCTCTTTAAGTCCGGCATTGATCTTCTTGCTAAGCAGAATCTTGAGCCAGGATAGAGCAAACAATGAGTAACAGCAATGTGAGCCATTAGAACAGACTTAGCGCTTCCAACAGATCCGCTTAGTAATACCTCATGAAAGCTATATTTCTTGTAGTCAAAGTTTTTTCGTATATCTTTGATTACCTTAAATTGGTAAGGAATTATTTTTGGATTAAAGCTCTGTAGTGTCGGAGTCATCCTCTATCTCTTTAATCTTTCTTTGAACAATTGCCCTAACCATTCCTGTAGTCTTACCTGACATCAGTACTTTAATAACCCAATTGAGAAGCTCTATTTCACTTCTTTTTCTTTTTTGCTTTTCTAGCAATACTGAGCGCGATTGCGACAGCTTGCTTTTGGGACTTTCCATACTTCATCTCTGTTTTGATGTTCTTTGAAATTGATTTCTTACTGTATCCTTTTTTGAGTGGCATTATTAATCCTCTAAATTATAAGATAGTTTAATAAATTTTTGTGTATCTTTTCCAATTTCTGTTTCATATCTATCTTTCCATCCACAAAGATTTTTTAAGCAAAATATAACCATTGCTGTATTACCTTTGTCAGCCATTTTCAATGCATTTCTAATTAGATTTAATCTTGTGTGGACCATGTTTTGACTTCTAAACTCCGGAAAACTTGCACCATTTCCGTATTCTTTGCATCTTTCTTCTATTGTATCTTCTGAGCATTCAAAAAATGCAGCAACATCTTTAAGAGTTGGATTCATTCTAAGAATTGCTCTTAATTCATGTTCTGGAATTTCTTTTCTTGGTCTTCCGCCAGCCATTAATTAATTAACTCCGCTTTCTTTCCAGTGTATTTTTCCCAACGGGCTACTATTACATCGCAATATTGTTCGCTTAGTTCCATTCCATAAAACGATCTATTCAACTTTTCGCAAGCGATCATTGTCGTGCCTGTGCCTGTGAATGAATCATAAACTGTGTCGTTTTTATTTGTGAATGATTCTATAAAGTATTCTGGAAACGCTACAGGAAAAACCGCACCGTGATCCTTTGCTGATTCATCTTTTTTTCCTCGCAAAGGGTTTAGTCTGAAAATGTTTTGAATATTTCCACGGAAGTCTGGCCCTGTTTTAATTGATCGTTTTGGATTTTCTTCGTTGCTGAAAATATAAATCATTTCAAAAACAGAATTAAGAACACGCTGCGCCGCAGATGGCTGCGCGTGTTCTTTGTCCCAAATCATCAAATCGACCAGTCTATCTTTAAAATTATTCCAGTATTCCGGCATTATTAATTTATTCCCGGCCAGTAGTTGAATATTTATAAAAGATATTTCGCACTTAGAAATACATAACGAAGTGAAATCATTCAGAAACTGTAAGTATTCGGTTTGCGTTTTGTGGTCAGACTTTTCTATATAAGCAGAATCTTTCCCGTCACCATTATATCCGCGAAGCTTTGCATTGTCGCCTAGGTTATACGGTGGTGAAGTAAAACACATGGTTAATTTATTTTCGCCTATAAGATTCTCCACATCGTCGATCATGGTGGAGTCTCCGCACATAAGGCGATGATTACCTAACTTATAAATATCTCCGCGCTTTGTTTTTGGCTCTACCTTTTCAGGTATTTCGTCCTCATCACATTTAGCAACATTTGTTTCAATTATTTCAAAATCTGGTATTCCAAGTAAATCAAGATCAAGATCAGGAAATTGTAATACATCTTCATTTACCATTAGCATATCTGTTTCAGATAGCTCTGATATTTTATTATCTGCCACCATATCGGCGTATTCGTCTGCCTCTGTTTCATAATCTTGTTTATCTACCGGAGCTTTTGTCCATCCGTTCTGTTTTGCTGCCATTAGTCTACCATGGCCTTTTGTAATGAATCCGCTTCTTTTACTTACAACAATTGGTGAGCGCCATCCTTGATGTTTCATTATTTTTGCTAAAAGTTTTATTTGCTTTTCTGGATGTTGATTGGGATTTTTTGGATTTGGAATAAGTAAATCAACATCTATCAAATCTGTATAAGAACATTTTATTTCCACGCTTCCTCCATGCTGGTGAAGTAACTACTTCTTGCGCAGATACTCGTTAACGTATTGCCTATATATTTTCAGTATAAGAAGTTCGAGAGATTTAGCAAGCTTTTCTGATCCTTGTGGTATAATCGGGCGTTTTTCCTGGTTGTTTTGTCCTTCTCTGTGTCCTGATTCCAGGTCTTTACCGTATTGTGAACCGTCTTGTGAAAAGAATCCGTATTGTAGTATGTTTAGTGATTTTATATACACATTAAACTCTCTTAAGAATCTTCCTGATAGTTTTAGGTTAACTGGTCGTGGTTGTTTCTTTTTACCTGGATATTTTTTCTTGTCTTTGTATGCTGGAAATCTTCCATTTCCTTCTATTGGAGATATTCCTTTAGATATTAAGTTTAGAAATTTTTTCTTAAATTCTTCTTTAATTGTTTGGTTAGCTTTAAGAGCTACAGACTTGTTTAAGTCTTTTATCTTATCTTGTAGAGGTTTTAGATTAATTTTTGCTTTCGCCATTATTCCTCATAGTCCGACAATAGATCTCTTAGTTTAGATAGAATGTCTCTTTTGAATTTTTCTCCATCAAGTGGAATAAACCTTCTTACCTTTCCATCTATTGGGCTTGATGTTCCATATGTACCAATATTATTACCCTCTGCTTTACCTTGTAATTTTTCATCTCCATCTATATATATCTTTATATTTGATCCTATATTTTCAACTGTTAATGCATCTAGCATCTCTCCTGTTAATTCAAGATTTACTGTTGAAGAAGATGAATGATCTCTTTTAAATGTTTTATAGTTTTTATTGTAACCTGGAAACTTACCAAATCCTGAAACTGGAGATTTACCTTCTCCTATATAGTCAAGCATTTCTGTTTTGATTAAATCAGCCGCTGCTTCTAGTGCGTCTTTTCGCTTGTTTCTTGGAATATCAAGATTTAAGTCTTTTATGGGATTAAACTTATATGGCTTCATTAATTAACCGTTGTGTCGTTGTATGTTGCTTTTCTAAGTTCGTCAGCAAGGTCTTTAGCAACTCTTGATGACCTATAATCTTCTTGCTTGTTATACATTATAGATTGTCTATCTAATATTCTAGCTATTTCATTGAAGTGATATTCTTTTGTTGAAAGTAGTATCCAGTTATCTTTGTCTTCCTCATCTGGAGGATCAAGAGAGAATATTTGATTTGCCAAGTCCTTTGATGCCCAGAGTATCATTTCTTTTCCTTAACTGATATTTCATAACCGCATTCTTTGCATAAGAACCTTCTATACACACCGTCTGCTCTGTCGTATGCGTGTCCATTTTTCATGAAGTCAGTAGATCCACATTGGCATTTTTGAGTGTATTTTACAAAGTCAGCTTCTTTTCCTTTAGTCCATGGCATTATTTTTTTATAAACTTTCTCTAAAACAACTACGTCCATTTTGTTGTATTGTTTCATTTCTTTCCATGCTTTTTTATTTCCAAGCATGCATTCAAGCCATAGAGACTTTCCAGAGAACATTCTATGTGTTAGTTTTTTTGCATCAACGTCTAGGAATATTGCGAGATATTCTAGTTTATTGGAAGTGAATGAAAAGTATTTCCTTGCTATTTTCAGTGTGTCTATTGTTTTTTTTCTATGCACTGGTTTTATGTTATTTTTGTGCATTCTTGTTACTATTCTTTTTAAGTCGAATTTGTCTATATTGTGCCCGACTAATATGTCGGCTTGTTCCATTAGTTCTTTTAGTTTTAGTAGTATTGATTTTTCTGAATCTTTTTGAGTTGATTTGAAATATACTTTTTCTTTACCGATCCATTTTGCAGACCAAGATAATATTGTGTAGTCTTTTGATATTAGGTTTGGATCTATGTTTTCGTTAAATATTCTAAAGAAGCGTCCCTCTATTAAACTTGTCTCGATATCGAGAAAGAGAATTTTAGGCTTCATTTTGTAAGTGTGAAGCTATTTCCTTGTTTTTGCAAATTTTCGTTTTCTTCTGCGTTTTGAGCTGCTAGCTTCGTTTTTGTTTATTCCAGATAGTTCGTCTGAATCTCTCATGCATGATATTGTAGCATGATTATTGATTGTATATAAACGCTATACCGTGTGGGTTTATAAATCTCTTGAGAAATCTTTTATATGCTCAAAGAATAGTATCCCTTTACAGTTTGGGCATGCTTTTAGTTTTTTTGCTTCGTCTGACTTGGCTATTATTTTACCTTTTGCAGAGTTTGGAACTCTATTGCATTTACTTGAGCTGCATCTTGCAACAAGTACAAGCTTGTGCTTTGAGACCATATTACCAAGGCTTTCACAGTCTGTATTTGCAAGACCTATTTTCTTAATAAATTCGTAGTTACTCATTTAGATAATTTAATCCATAAGCTTGGTATATGCACTATTTTATTATCTTCAATTAATATTGCTGCGGAATCTACTTGTTTAGAACGAGGTAGTTCTTCTCCGCAGCTGTCGCATTTATTATCAATCACGGATTTTATTTCAGGATTCATCTTTGTCACCGTTTAAATAAATATCAAATTCTCTTTCACATTTTGAATTGTGCATTTGTCCATTCATCTCTGGTTTTGCATAATAATATTCTCCACAATTCATACAGCGAGCTTTGGGAAATTTTCTTGCATCGTGATTGTCGTCAATTTCTTCATATCTAATTATAGGAGAACCCAAATACTCTGGAAATTGATGCGCCGTTGGATCAACTATATTGCCTTTACTATCCACACACCACCAATGTTCCCTTGGATCGCATGAAATAAAATGCGCAAATCCGTTGGTTATTTTTAGCTCAGGAAATTCTTTTGCCATTTTTTGACAAGCATCTTTGCATTTTGCTAATGCGGATCTCATATCGGGGTAGTTTTCACTTATCCATTTTTTATATTTCATCTTTACCCCCCGCCAGCGCTTCTTTGGCTACATCGTGCCCATCAAGAACCTGACCAGCTACTAAAACAGTAGCGGGGCAGGTAGAGCTTCTACGAACTTTTACAATAAAATTTCTCAGCCTTTGGATTTCAGCGTCCTTCGCTTCCAGGAGCGCGGAGTGTTCTTTCATACTTAAATATTCTTCTCTTTCATTTGTCTTTTCATAATTAGTCCACCCGTTTAAATCAGGCTTATAACAATTCTTACCAACAAATTCAGATCGAATAAAAATACGAGGAAACGCTTTGCCGCTGCTCATTTTAAATCTCCAAACATAAACCACATGAATAGTAAAAACCCAACTATAGAAATTAAATCTCCCAAGGCCATGAGTTTTCCTTCCAGCAAATTTGAGCACACACAAACGCAAACATTGTTGCGGCGAAAATAAATCACGCAAGTGCTTTAAGTATTCTCATTCCCACTCCATTCACTGAAAGATTGCGGCGGCAGCGAACTTATTTCAGTCAAGGGGAAGTCTGCGCGTCCGCTTGCCTATCCTATCCGCTACTGCCAGCCGCAAAGTGTTTATTTATTTCTCAATCCAGAAATTGGACGATACCCCTTATTAGAACATAGTTTTAAATGATCTTTCATTGGTTCAATAAGAACATAATCATTTATTACTATGGCTATAAGATCATCATTTTTTCTATTTTTTTCTACTGGAAAAACTTGCAATGCGCCATTAATCATTTTTTTTGCGTTTTTTATTTCTACTTTATAAGAAACATTTGTACCAACGGCATAACAATCTGGTCCATTTTTATTTTTATGACCGAATCCAATACATTTAAGACCAAGTTTTTTAAATGCAGATGAAACCTTATCTTCGACTTTTACTAACTTTTTCACTTACTATTTCCTTTCTAAATATTACTTCTCTTAAGTAGCGCTCTAAACTCTGGCATAGTCATGCTAAGAGCTGCGCTTGGATCATTCTTGCGCCAGTAACCAAGTCCTAGAATTCCTGAAACTTCGCAGTGGCCAAGTACATTGTCGAAGCTAAACACGTCTGGATTTCTTGCCTTAAGCCATAGGAGAGTTTTTATAAGTGTTGCTTCCTGTTCGGGAGTGTACTTGTGATAGTATCCTTTGCATTGATCTTTGCTAGATCCATCGCAGTATCTAACTTCACTCTCTTGGTATGTTTTACCGAACCATGATTTGTATGTGCCGTCTTTTTGTTTTGTTAGCTGACCTCCGGCGTTCATTTCAATTCCTATTAGGTCATCTGATACACCGCCTGCTATATTTTTCCATTTTGATTCTCCGGCGTGGTATCCCCATTCGTTGTATGGATGAGCGCAGAATAGTTTTCCATCTCTTTGTATGCACCAATACGAATAGCCTTTGCTTATACCGTCTTTTATTGTGTTCTCTGCACCGTCGTGCCCTGCTGTGAAGTGAACGATTGCACCTATTGGAGTTCCTTTTCCTACATACTTACCATGTGTTCTCATCTTCTCTTTCATAACGTTAGCAAATGGTGGGTAAAGTCCTGTTTCTGTTGGAACTACTTTTGGAAGTGGAACAGCTATTGTCTGCGTGTCACCAATTAGTTTGGTTGCATTGAACACTATGTCTTTAGCATATGTGTTGTTAGCATCTTTCTTCAGTATCTCGTTTGCGTTCCATCTAATTGTGTATGCTATTTCTTTTTCTTGGTTATTCATTTAATAACTCCTCTATTTTTTTTATAGCGTCTTCTGCAGAATTTTTTGATATAGATTCTATTCCAAGCTTCATATAATCTCTAGAAAAATTAATAATAAATGAATCCGATATGATTTTATAAAAACAATTCCTTCTATCTTTATTTTTCATAAAGTTTTTTGTAATGTTCTTAGTCATTTTTTGTTTTTTCTTTCTACCGTAATACGAACTTAATAAAGAAGAAAAAGAATTAGGTGTTTTTATGTTAACACCACTTTTTGATATAATATTAAATCTATTCATCAATCTCTTGCATGCGTAAAACTCCGAACATCCAAAAGTTTTTTTAAGATGTTCTATTAAAAATATAGACTCGTCAAAATCTATACTGTTTTTTTCTTCACATTTTAATTCTCTGTCGAACATACTATCTCCTCTAATGTGCTTGGAATGGCCCATTTTTTACCTTTACCGTCTATGTTTATGTAAACCGTATTCTTTCCTATTCTCTCAACTGTGCACTCTCTAAATGTATCAACAGCCTTGTGTGATCTTTTGTACTTATCAGAGTTGAACTCATATACGTTTCTAACTCTATGCCTTAACCGTTGGCCTATCTTTATCTTTGTTATATCTATCACTCGAAGAATCTTCCTTCTCTACCGCAGTTTGAGGTTCTTTCTGTTTGGCACAGGTTATATTCTTTTAAACCAGATACGGTATTAATGTAAGATATTCTTTTGCATTCAGCGAATCTAAAGAAACCGAAGATCCTATCTAGTAAGCTTATTTTGAAGTGTTTACAGTTCTTGCAGTGTCGCATTTCTTTTCATAGTTACCGTAGTACCTGCCAGCTTGGAAGTTTAGAAAGCACAGCGCAGCTATTAGAGCGCATAATGTGACAAGCTTAAGCATGTTGTAACCGTCTCCTTTGTTAGAGAAGGTATTAGCACAACTTTGTTTTCCATTGAACTAAATTTTGTGCATCTTTAAACTTTTCATTTAAGAATATTAATAAATCATTTCCATCAAGAAGTTACGCCATTCTTAAACTTATCATTTGTTAGTATTGCAGATAATTTTTGCATAAGTTTTTAAGTTCTTTTTTGAGAATGCTATCCTAATTAATGTTTGTTTATACCAGTTGCTTAGCTTTCCTTTTTCTTTCCATTTCTTATAGATCATTAATGTAAAATTAGTATGTCCATCTATTACATCTAATAATCTAAATGCTGCTAGTGTTTCTTTGTTACTGTAAGTTGTATGCTGATTTTTAATAGAGTTTCCCGTCTCAATAATCTCAAAGATATATTATTAAAACAATAAAAAAATCTTTTTTTAAAAAAAGAGAGATTATTATAAGACGCCTGGAAACCCCCTTATTTCACCTTATTTTCCTTATTTTGACTTAAGTACATGTAATTACTAATGAATAAAGTAAGGGACTCGTAAGATTCGAGTAGATTATAAGGTAAAAAACTCGTGTTTTTTGATAAATTATAACAGAGCGTATTGTTTCGGTCTGTCTTTACGCACTATTACTATACGCTCTTGCTCAATTAATGCGTCTATTGCAACCTGTAAATTACGCCCAGTTACATCTGATTTCCTAGACAAATCAGAGTGACCAATAAGCTTACATTTACTAATAACTCGAAATACTTTTTCAATGTTTTTCTTCTCTGGAGTTTTCGCATCTATCAATTTGAAATACTCTGCCGATCTATTTGCACAATAGTAGATTACAGATTTTGCATACTCATAATCTGATAGAATAATTTCTCTTCTGTCATTACAAACAGCATTTGTAATTGCTAATCTTTGTATCATTTCAGCATGTCTACTAATTAGCATAGCTCTAACAGTGTCACCGTTTGTTTCATATTTATTTCTTTGATAATGAAATTCTCTATCTATTTCTGTAAAAAACTTCTTTGCCTGTTCATTAACTACCAATGGATAACGAGTTGGTCGTACATCACCTAAATCAGTCACTATACTACCGTCAGCCCCAACGGTTGAATTAATCATGTTATCTGGAAATATTCTAGCGCACTCAGCTGCTATTTCATCCAACGAGCAACGCTCTGTATGTCTTTCGTTGAACTCCATATCATTTTTGTAAGACGTAACTAAAAATCTTGCTAGGAATCCACTTGCTAGCATTTCAGGAGTAGCGCTAGCTTCAAGAGTTTCTCTTTGAATATTTGCAAGAAGTCCAATCTCTGGAGAATAACATGCACCTTGTTTGTTTTGTCCTTTTGTATTGTGACCTTCAAATTTTTCATCTTCTATATTGTATATAGAACAAAGCATCCCTTCTGTTTCTTTTATAAACTGTGAACCGCTCATCAATCCCTTAAGATACACACTAAATTCATCTATTATATCTAACCGTGTCCTTTGTTCCTTTAAATGCTCAACAAAAGCAGCTCCAGATGAATAGTTTGTAAGCCCCATTAGGTTGAATCTTCTAAGTTTGCTGTTATTAAACAAACTACTTGCAACTTTAATAGAAGCTCCCTTTCCAGAACCAGTGCCAGCAACACACATAACATATTGAGCTGTTTGAGCAGCAACTCCATTTATATGAAATCGATTTGCTGCCAAAACAGAACAAATAGCAATTGCGCCACCTGTTGCCATCTCTTCTTGACCAAGAGATCTTATCCTGTTTGATATAACTTTAGAAATTACATGTATCATTCCAGTTGTCTTTGGAAACTCTGTTTCTTGGTCTTGCTTTTTGCTTAATAGATTCTCTATATTTATTTGAGGAGCTGGGGAATTGTTTGATGATATCATCCCCTTTTTTAACATGCGCAAACGGTGTTCTTTTACAAAACCGATAGCGTTATTATAATAAGCTTCTTTTATATCTTTAAAATAAGGGTTTGAATGTTTATTGTTGTCTATTTCTATAAGCTCTTTAGATATTTCTTCGTCTGTATTTTCAGAATATTTTGATAATATTGCACATACAACTCTAGTAAGTTCATTATTTCTTCCAGAACCAATCATACTCTTACCGTCTTTTGAAGTAAGAGAGAATTTACTCATATACTTTGCGATCTCAAGTTGATGGTCTAACCTAAATATAGGTAGATCTTTTATATCTACAGTTCCAAAAGTTCCTTGTGATTCATAGTAATATTTCTCTCCAGTTATTTGGTGAACAGACGGTGGGATAACAGATTGTCTATTTCCTGTTAGTATCTCTACTTGTTCTGTAGGAGAGATGTCTTTATCTGAAGAAATATTATCCCTTGTATACGCTGAGTAGAAAACACCGCTGCCTGCTCTGTAGAACCATGCTGGCCGTCTTCCAATCTTTCTTATAGGAGATTCTGGAAGGAGATTTTTTAGAAAACTTATTAAATCATTGTCAATAGAATCAATATCTATGCACATTAGTCCATTATTTGCAGAACCAAGAGTTATTCCAACTCCATATTTTGGAGGTTTGTACATTGAATCCCAAGAAATTACCTCTTCTTCGGTTGGCATTTTTGAACAGTATTTATCCCAACCACTTATGAAACATCTTTTGTTTTGTACTGGAACAATTGATAAATTTCTTTTCCATAGCTCTATAAACATGCTATACCCCTAAGATAGCTCTGAAATTCGTCACTGCAGACTCCTTTGTAGCCCTGGTTTGTTAATTCATTCCAGGGCTTTTTTATTTCTACCAAGAATAAACGCTTACTTCACCATTTGTTGCTTGTTCTATTTTTACAGCACTAACAACATTAGGCTTTGATTGTCCGCTTGACCACTTATATATTGTAGCAACTGGTTTTTTCAGAATGTAAGACATGTCACTTACTGTCATATTATTTCTAATAAGATATTTGCCTAAACTTGATTTATGTTTACTTTTTTGAACTTTCATTTTAATACCTCCATAACAAAGGGGGTACCATGTTAGTACAATCGACTAATAGTGTAAAAGAACACAAAATTAAATGTGTTATAAGCGGAATAAGCGGAGCAGGTAAAACAACGCAAGTAAGAACATTAAAACAAGGTGGGTATAATCCACTTATTATAAGTTTTGAGAGTGGTCTTCTTTCTATTTCTGGAAGTGGAATAGATTTTATTGATGGAAGCAAGGACGATGCAGGAAATGTAATCGCAAAAGAATTGAGAATAAAGAGATTATCTGAAATATATCAATTCATTCTACAAAAAGAAGTAATGGAAAAGTACGATACAATATTCATTGATAGTCTAACTGAAATATCTCAATGCATGTATGATTCTCTTAGAAAAGAATACCCTGAGAATAAAGAGAATCTTATATTATATGGTGTTCTTGCTCAAAAGATGCGTGATCTAATAAAAGGATTTAGAGACATTCATAATTATCACATTGTATTTTCATGTCTTACTAAGATAGAAAAAGACGACAACGGAAGAAGATTCGCTGGGTTTGATTTGATTGGATCAATATCAGACAAATTACCTGGATTCTTTGATGAGGTTTTATACTTAAGAGCAACAAACGACGGTACAAGAGAATTTGTTTGCTCTCCTACAGAGAACATAATAGCAAAAGATAGAAGCTCAAAGCTAGACCACATAGAGAAAGCAGATTTAGGTTATATATTTAATAAAATATTGGTTGAAGAGGAGCAAAAAGTTATAAAGGAACCAAGAGAAAAGTTGGGGAAAGCTATATCAAATAAAGAGTATGATATTAATCATGATATAGAAGAGCATTTAAACGTAATTAACGGGAAAACAAAATAACAAAAAGGAGAAGTAGAAATGTTTGATTTAAGCGGAGTAAAAGAACAATCAGGATATGAATTAGTTCCAGAGGGTAAATTCTTATGTGCATGTACTAATGCTGAAATTAAAGAAACAAAAGATGGTACAGGTCAATATATAAGAGCTGAGCTAACAATTAAAACTGGTGACTATGAGGGAAGAAAGCTCTGGACTAATTTTAATGTTAAAAATAGAAACGATAAGGCTACAGAGATAGGTTTATCTCAATTAAAGACTTTCTTAAAAGTTGCAAACTATTCAAACCCAGACAAACTTAATTCTGTATCTGAATTATGTGGGCTTATAGTAGGAGTTAAAACAAAAATTAAGAAAGATGAGCAATACGGAGATAAAACAGAAGTTAGTTACTTTTTTGATTCATCTAAAATTGATAGTCACACTGAAGCTGAACCTCTTCCTTTTTAATATTAGGTAAGAAATCAAGAAGCTCTTGCTTAGTCATGGCAAGGGCTTTTTTTATATCATCAACACTGTCTGCAACTAAACCAAGCCCATTGTTATTAATTATGTTAGTTAGGAACTCTATTTGTTCATCGCTTGCTGAGCTTCGTTTTCCGGTGGCTTTTATTTCTATAGCAAGAAATCTACCACTTGGTAGTATCCCAATACGGTCACTAATTCCTCTTCCTTGGCGAGATGGTATCCACTTACCGTTTGGCAGCTTTCTACCGTCTGACTTAATAACTCTTGCATATATCTTATTCTCTTTTAGATATGAATCTATTTCGTCTTCTACTTTTCTCTCTGGTAGTTTTTTCTTTTTCTTTGGTTTATCTTCTATCCACTTTCCAGTTAGTAAATTTAATCTAGCCATATATGGAGTAAAGCATGCAGATAACAGATTGGGCAACATTTGAGAGACTAGAGTTCTTAGAGAAAAGAAAATTCTCAATTGGATCAAGCGATATCCCAATCATTCTTGGTCTTTCTCCATATAAGACTGCACTGCAGCTATGGGAGGAAAAGACAGGAAAAGTCAGTAAGCCTGAGCAGAACTTTGCACAAGCAAGAGGAACTCAAATGGAGCCAATAGCAAGGGATTGGTTCAATGAGCATACAGGTAAGAAATTTCAGCCTAAGAACTTCCAACTTGAATCTAACGAAGCGTTTAAAGCAAGCCTAGACGGCTATAGCGAAGAGACGAACGAAGCAGTGGAGATCAAGTTTAGCGGTAAAAAAGACCATTCTACGGCCATTTCTGGCATTATACCGCCGCATTACCTTGCACAAGTTCATTGGCAGTACTTTGTTTCAAAGGCAGAGAAGATTTATTACCTAAGCTACAGGGAGAACGGTGAGTCAATTATAATAGAGGCTCCAAAGCCAACAGATGAAGAAACAAAGCTAATGGTAATGGCTGCGATAGAGTTTCTGGAGTGCGTTAGAAATGATACTCCACCTAACATCTCTTATAGAGATCCAATTAAGCAAGACGGCGGAGATTGCATAGAAGAATATATAAGCGTAACAAGAGAGTTAGAAGAGCTAAAGGAAAAACAAGAAATACTAAGAGAACGCATAATACTAATGGCAAAGGAAACAGGACACCCAAAGGTAGATTTTGGGAAAATAACAGCCACAAAAACTCTTAGAAAAGGCGCAATAGATTATGAAAAGACAGGCCTAGACCTAGAACGGTTTAGAAAGCCAGATGTTGAATCTTGGAGTGTAAAAATATGCAAAAAACAATAAAACTAAACTCAGGAAATGAAGTTTTCTTAGACGATATATATTCAACAGGATCAAAAATACAGTGGCGCATTCGTTCTCACCACAAGCTAAGAGACGATGAAATAGAAACCATAGTAGAAAAAGTATACCCGTCCGCTGGGTATGGTGCCAGCACTAGAACAGAACAAATCCTAGAAGATTGGTTTCACGTAACTTATGTTACATCGTGGAATTCTTGCGACTAGCGTGGGCATCGCTTCTCAAGATCTATTAGCTTTTGTTTTGTTTCTTTATAATCAGAAATAATCTTTGCTAATTCAGTGTAGAAAACAACAACGCATTTTTGCTTGCCACCACTAGGGCGGCAATCAGTAAAGCTAACATCATCATTCTTAGCAGGGCCAAGTAGGGTTCCGGCATAGTTATTTCCAGATAGGTGATAGAATTTGTAATTAAAGGTTATCGGTGCAGTTCCACATGCCACAAGAAAAACTATAATAAATAGAAATGGATTCTTCATTGGTTCCACTTTGGTCTTTCGCTGGATGAACTATCATCCATCCATGCCGTAACTTGTGCTAGTATTTCTTGCTTCTTTTCCTCTGGAGATTTTTGAAATAGTAAGATAAGCGCCCGCATTTCTGCAGGCGCTTTGAGGATAGCAATTATTAATTGAATGATTGCAGATAATGTCAAGCGGATAACTCTTCTTTTGTTATTAGGCGAAGAATTACATTGATTAGAGCCCATCCCATTCCAGCCTCTGCAAAATATTCTTTAATGAATGCAGATACGCTTGGAGCAAACACACTAAGAATCATTGCAAGGCCCATAAGTACGTTCATTAGAATTGTTTTAGACATATACCATTTTTTCATAGATTATCCTTTCGGGTTGTATTTCATTTTTCCAGTATGCATCAAGTAGCCTTTAATCTGCGCAAGCTCTACTTGAATAGATTTAAGTTCTTTTGAAAGCTCATTGTCAACGACTTCTTGCCTATTTCTAATTGAATCTACTTCTTTGTGAGTGTTTTCATTCTCTTCCATGAGAAGCTTAAAGCTATCCTTTAACGAGAAAACTTTTCCCTCTAACCTAACAAGCCAAACAATAAACGGAACTCCAACAATAAACAATCCTATGACTTCTTTTACTGTTGGTTCCATTTTTTACCTAACCTTTATTATATTAAAGTGTGTGTTTCTCTCAGCAGTTGCGTTGTTAGATCCATCGTCCCATGCTGATATTGTATCACCTTGATAAAGCGTAGCTCCAAAGCATGCTTGAGCCTCATAGCTACTTCCAGAAACTATAGTTTGTGCCCTTAATCCTTCTTCTGCGAATGTAATAGGAGCACTTAAGTTTGTTGTTACGTTCTCACCGTTTAATACAATACCAACCCTTGCATTTCCTCCAGAGAATTGGTCTGCATAACAAATTACATAAGTTCCATCTGCTCTGATCTGATATCTTCCTCCATATAGAGAAGATTTCTTAAGCTGTATGTCGCTTCCACTAACTGACTTGTTAGATGTAAATGTTCTAACCTTTGTAGATGCAGAACCATGAGAAGAACCAGCATATAAATATTGATGGCTGCTTTGTGTTGTTGTTAACTGAGTTAAGAATAAATAAGAACGCTGCGATGTCTCGTTTGCAGTGGCGTTGTGATGGCTTCTAACAATATCGCCAGCAGTTAGGTAGAATATTGCGCAAACATGTGAAGGTTCATCGTTTGTAGATACGTTAAAGAATGCTCTAGTTCCTTGTGAATAGTCTGTAGATGAAATATTAGTTGTCATCGCTGTGTCGTTTACAGTAATCCCAATAGGAGCAACGTCGGCTATTCCTATTGCCGCATCCGCAGTACATGCCGCATACATTCCAGTAGATGCAACAGTTAGAGAGTCTCCATTTGTTGCTGATTGAGTAACTGTTATACCACTAGAACCACGGATGTTTGAATATCTTCTTATCTTTGTATTTGTAGAACCATACCCGTTACCATTCTCAAGATATGCGTAATCAGTTCCAGCTCCTAAATACACTCCGAAGAAATAAGATTTCTCACTAGCATCTGAGTTTGCACCATCATCTTGAACCCATACAAAATCGTTTGCTGCAAGAATCCCAAACCAACAAACATTCACTCCGTTTGAGTTGTTTGCAGTATAATGAACTGCGCGTTTACCGTTAGCATAAGTTAAGCTAGTTGCGTTTGTTGTTCCAGCCGCACCATTAACTGCTATAGAAACAGCGGTTGGGTTAGCAGAACTTGTGTCTGCAGCACAGAACATATAAGAGCCAGCCTGGGAAACAGTTAGTTTATCTCCGTTTGTTGCTGATTGAGTAACAGTGAAGTAAGTTCCTTTATTGTATTTTATATTTGTGTATCTTCGCACCTTGGTGTTTGTTGATCCGTGTCCTGCTCCAACGTTAAGATATACCTCATTAGGAGTAACACTAGATCCACCACCGCCTCCAGTTCCGTTTGCTGCCGCTGTAATTCTTCCCTTTGCATCTACAGTAATATCTGCGCTTGTGTAGCTACCGGCAGTAACTCCGCTATTTGCAAGAGTAAATGTAGCTCCAGATGTTGTTCCATCCCCAGCGGTGATTGGGACTTGGTAATCAGTTCCAGCAACTGCGCTTGAGAATCCACCTGCACCGTTTCCTTTTAAGATAGCACTTCCACTCGTTGCAGGCGCATAATCAGTTCCACTTGTAGCTGCGCTAATTGCAGTACCATTTCCTTTAAGTAATCCAGTAACAGTTGTAGAAATAGTCAAAGCAGGAGTCGTTCCTCCAGAACTAGATCCAGAAAATCCATTTGCACTTGAAATAGAAATGCTTGTAACTCCAGTTCCCGCTGGAGTTGAACATGTTAGGTTCCCACTGGCATCAATTGCAGTTGCATATTGCCCAACTCCGCAATCCGTTGGGTTTGCAGCAAGAGATGTTGCAGTAGATACGTTATCAACCGTTCTTGCTAAAGTTCCACTACCTGCAGGAAGCGTCCATGTTTTTGTCCTATCTGAAGACTTGATTTGATCTCCGATTAGTACAGTTGCGGCAATCGACGTGTAAACTGTTAGCATTAAGAACAAAATTACAGCACTAATAATTCTAATCATTGAATCCCTCAAATGTTATTCCTAGAAATCTCTATCCATAAAGACTGGCTAGCATCCCAATTATAAATGGTAACAGAATTATCTACCATGACATCCATTCCATTTTTCTTTAAACCGTTTCCTTCGTCAAGAGTAACCGTGTTTGTATCTGAGCACCCAACCAATACAAGCTCTTGACCGTCTATTGTTCCAGCTTGAATTCTAGGGCTTGCAGTGACAGTTACAGCTCCTCCAGATCCTTGGATGTATTTTTTAATTCTTCTTGTACCAGCAACAAACGGTATAGAAGTTCCAGCTGTAACTGCGTATGGCGCAGCGTGTGAATTCTCAACAGTATAACCAGAGGCAGCGCTTCCATATGTTGAATCTGCGTAGCTCTTAGTTACTAGATCATTTGCTAACGTTGGAGTTCCAGCGTCTGGTTGTGTTGATGTTTCTATTCCAGTTACAAACTCATAGAGCCTTGTTTTCATCTACCAAACTCCGCTGCTTTCTTCTATACCAAGCTGATCGTCAAGAACCAATGTTACTCCAGAGATTGTCTTATTTATCTCAATTATTTTCGCATTAACCTCTTGCTCTAGTCCAGCAACAACTTCAAAACCTGGCATAGATTCACGCTTTATTGTTACATTGTCACCAATTTGCATATCTATAAACCTTGCAGGAAGATTCAATGTAAACTTTCCTACTCTATAACCAACAATTGTTGCCAATTTGTCAGCAAGAGCCTGAGCTTGCGTTGTTACGTAAAGCAATGAATCAATTTCAAATACTTTAGACATGAAATTAATGTAAAGTGCATTATTTGATGTTCCTATTGCAGTAAAATGCAACCCAATTGGAGCAATATCGTTTGCCTCTTCTAAAATAGAATAGTTTACATATGTGTAAGAATATAAATCATTATAATCATGCTCATATTGAATTCCAGAAAAATCAATATTGTCTATAACATGATCTATTAGTGTCATCTTTCCAGGGATAGAAACCCCAACGGATGAATAATCATTAAAATTATTATTGTGAACTCTCCATAATGTAGATTGCTGTATCTTTGTAATTATTTCTTTAAAAGTTGGAGGTTTACCATCTCTTGTAAATGGTATTGCTATTCCAATATCTGGAGCAACACTAACTGCATCCTGAATGGAATCTTCATCTATTTCATATCCATAAAGACCTGCTCCAAGAAATATTCTATAGAGAATCTCTGCAGCATTTGAAATAATACCGCCGTAGTTTGTTGTGCTACAAACAGGCCCACCGCCTATTGTATAATTTACTGGCTGTGTTGTTCCATATATTCTGCATGTAAGCTTGTGTTGACTAGGATCAAATGGAGTATTTGTAAATCCAATTGCTGCCTCAAAGTCATCTGCAAGTGTAAATCCCCAGTTTCCAAGACCTATTGAACCAGTGGTATAGTGAACATCCGGTTGAAGTTCATATTTCACATTATCTTGATCTATGATTGTTACTGCTCCGACAAAATATCTATCTACAGTATCACCAGCGGTTACTGTTCTAGTAATTGAAGAGTGAGTAAAATATTTGTTTGTATAGTCAACAGATATAACTTTAACCGAATAATCACTAGATGCAGAGTGTGTTATTCTAACCCAGTCACCGCTGTTTAACTGAGGAGTTGTTGTTGTATATGTAACTGTGGCAGTATTTGCTTGTGTGTGATCTATTACTAGATTTAATGTTCCTTCTTCCCCAGGCCCTGGCCCCCAGTTTGTAACCCATATTCTATTGTTTGTAATACTTGGAGTTGGATCATAATCAATATTGACAGGAAGAAATCCATCAAGCATCCCGTAAACTTCTCGCTTATACCATACCGCTCCTTGTCTTGCTGCATAATCAAGATTTGGAAACTCACTTACAGTAAATGCATTAAATGTTGTAGAATTATCAAACTTCAAAAATGAATCGTAAATAGTAAGAGAAAGCTCCTCTGCATCTATTGAGAAGTTATTTACATAACCACTGAATATTTCTCTAATGAATCCAATTTTAGGGCGCTCTCTTGGAGAGTGGTATATTTTTATAGGAGCATTTCTAAACGTTCCATCATAAATATGCTTATTAAAAAATCCATCATGATTAGCTAAGTTTATTGAGCTAGATTTTATCGGAGAATAACCAAACAATATGTCTGTGTTGCTCTGATTAAATACAGGAAACTTTAAAATACACGGTTCAAAATCAATTTCATAGCTAGTGTCATCAAGAGGATTCCTATACCATGTCGTTGGTTTAGAGCTAACAGCCACGTCATATCTTGCTATTATGTGTTCAAAGTTAGGATCAGATGGAAAATATATGTATACAGTTTGCGTGTCATGTACATATCCATATTGCCCACTCGTTGGCGTTGTTGGAGTTGTAGACAAAACAAAGCTAATGTTTAGTAAAGAAGGATTTCCATAGTATAGATCATTTATATATCCATGAGTGAACGTTGCAGACCAAATATTACCGCTTACATTCGTCCATGTTTGAACTCTTATTCTTGGCCTTATAATAATTAAAAAATCCCCAGGCTGAGAATTGTCATCTATTGCGCTTAGGTAACTCATTCTATCTCGTCTCCTATAAACACAATATCAATAGGATGATTGTCAGCTTGAGACGCATTTAGAATAGATGTTAGGCCAGAGCGAAACTGCGGATCAGGATAAGATTGCCTCCATGCAATGTGCGAAGAATCCGTTCCAGTATAACCTGATATATACGGCACCGCATGATATGTAACTCCGGCTTCGTATATTTTACCACTCAACTCTAGCCCAACAAATTTCAATGCATGATCCTGCGTGTGTATCTGCGCCTTGCTCAATAGAGAAGATGTCTCTATGAGCCCACCATTATCAAAATAAATAGATATACCGAAATCAGTAAAACTAGGGTTTCCATAAATAATTATCCCAGTATGAACGCCAACTAACTTAGTATCAGATGTTAAGGTAAACTGTTGAGAAACTATATTTCCAGCTATATCTGCAGTATCAAGCTGTTTCCCTATGGTTCGAATGCTCATAGCTCTTCTCTAACTCTCATTACCATTTGAAAATTATTAGGAGATACAAGACTAAACTCAGGCATTTGATCTAGCTTAACTGCGCGTATCCACGTTTCTGCTACAGTTGAGAATGCACCAAGTGAATCAAAGCTAATAATAAATGTGTCATGAGTACCAACCTGGTTTGCAAAATCCTCTAAGGACTCAAGCTCGTCTTTCTTTAGCGCTGCCCATGAAATATCAAACGTCTGATACTTTGGCCTCTTGTATGTATATGTCTGTCCACTCTCACTATAAACAACGGTTGACCTATCTTGCAGTTGAGTTGCGAAAGGAAACTGCGCCGCTCCTCTTGTTGGAGAGTAAGAATCACCTATGTATATTGCTCCTATCTCGAGATAACCAATAGGATTATCAACATCCTGCATATAAACGCGCCAGTATCTTAATCCAGATGTGTGAAGACCATTCTTATCCTCAAGCGCCACTATATAATCGTTTACCGTAACTGTTTGATCATAAGCAGGAGATGCCCAAGAGTTTGTCGTGTTTCCTTGTAATCTAACCGTTGCTGTTGCGCTGAATTTAGTAGGTATGTTTCTATCCCACAACAAAGCAAATGCCTTTGGATTTGATGCAATTCCTAAATCAAATATGAAAAACTCTTCTGTGTGAATTCTAAGTAAATCTGCTATATAAAATGCAGCTCCAGTGTCGTCTGCAGAAGTGTCGAATCCTATTGTTGTTCCAAAACCAGTGGCGCTTGTCCATATCAACTGGAATATCCCTCCTCCGCCACTTAAATCTGATAGGATTTTAAACTTACTAGTAGTTGTATCAAGAGAAACAGTATATGTAGATGCTCCTACTGCCTCTAATTGAGTTTTTATTTCTGTAAGTAAGTCCGCTGTTGTTGCATATTCACCAACAGTTATTGTTGCAGTTAAGTCAACTCCTACAGATTCTCTAAATACTATAGTGTTTGATCCTGAGACTATATTCCAATATCCAGCGGATCTCCAAACTCTTGCTCTTCTATCAAGATTATAAGCATTGCTTGCTGGATGCGTAGTCTTCTCGCTGCTATAGTATATGTTAGCAGCTACACTTGAATCGGCCCAGTTTGAATCCCACACTCTTAAGCAACTCATGCAGTTCTAAACCCCCTACGGTTAAGAGATAGAATTGCTTTAGCAAGTTTTTCCTCTCCTATAACGATGTTTACCTCAAGATTTTGATTCGTACCGTTTCCTGTTAAGTAATTCTCTAATTTGTTTGACAAATCTCTTGAAAGAACTTGCTCGCCAGCGTTTAACCTTGCAGGGAACTTGTCACCCATGAATCTTTGTATGTCTGGAACCCTTCCTCCTTCAGCAAAGGGAGATATAGACGAAAAGAAATCTCCTATTCCTCCAGTAATCTGGCCTACTATACCGCCGCCGTCTCCACCAAAAATCTGCCCAGCTCCAGGAATTTGCTTAATAAGCTCTTGCACGAATGTTTTTGCAGATTGTACAAGTGCATTTGCAAAACCAGATACAATGCTAGGAATGTTTTTAATTAAATTTGTACTAAAAGCTATAGCAACTGTTGGCATTGTCTTAGCTAGTGCAGGAGGCAGATTTTTTGCTATCTCTTCCACTACAACAGGAAATGCATCTGCAATGTTTTGAACTATCTGAGGGATAGCC